ACCCCTAACCCTCAGAGCCGAAATCCGAAAGGATAAAAATTTTTACTTTATAACTTCTTTAAAATCAACAATTTAAAAATAAACAATTATAGGAAACTATTGGCTTCCTTGCTTTTTACCTTGCCGGCAATAAACGATGTAGGTAGTTGGTTTATAGTGATTTACAAGGATTTTTGAAATAGGCTTACCTTGCCTTTTTTGCGTATTTCAGAATTTAGTCATATGGTTTAAGTCGCCGTCGCAACCACTTGTTTAAATTACATTCGCTCTTTTTTTACACTTCCTTTTACAGCATAAAAAGCACGAATAATTCTAAGTGGGTATTCACGAGGGTCGTATTTTGGATTCTCACTTTCTAAACTCACATGAAGGTCATCTGAACCTTTGCGAACATACTTTATATTAACATCTCCATTATCAAACACTACCACGTAAGGATGTCCAAATACTAAATATACGAAATCAACAGGCTTAATTCCTATAACATCCCCTGCTTTGTATTTTGGATACATACTATCCCCATACACATTTATAAAGGTAACATCGTCTCCAAAATTAGGTATATATACAGGGATACGCTGCATTTCATCGTTAAAATTAGCAATGTCAAACCCAGCTTTTGCATATACTTCAGGGTAGTAGTAACCCGTAGGTTTCCCTATTGGGTTTCCTATTGCTTCCTCCTGAAAGTATTCCCTTACTTCATTGACGTATTTTTCCAAAGCATTCCTATATTTTGCGGGCAGGTCGGAAATGCCTTGTTGAGCTTCTTTGAGCACCTTTACAGGTATTTTTGTCTTTTCGTATATGTCTGTCAGGGTAATATCATACCCTTTGCGCTCGTCTCTTAAGAATAATACTAAATCGTCTTCATCTTCCTCCTCTGTCACGACTTCTTCTATCTGTGAGACGAGCATGGAGCCATTGCCAGTGAGGAGCCAGTCCTTGCTGATTTCAGGGAAGGTAGCAACTATTTTATCAGACATTTTTGGGCTTATATTTTTAGTCTTTCCACTTATAACATCGTAGAAAGATTGAGCCCTTTCGTATCCTGCTTTTTGTGCTAATTCAGAGACAGTAATATTAAAATATTCTGCTAATGATTCAATTATTTGTGGTGGAGTATATTTTTTCATTTTTTTAGTCAGATTTTTTCTGTATGTAAATTATTTTCCATACCTTTGTGCTTTAATTAAAAATTCGTTTATTATGATGGTTGATAGTGAAAAACGAGCATTTACACCTATGTCAGATGAGACATTGTTTGAACTAAGACGTTCCTTTACAGTTAAGAACAACCCTATAATTAATCACTCAAGCGCATATAATCCTCTTATCACACCAAAGAAAGACAACAAGGCAAATGATAAACACCAACCTAAAAAGCAAAAAGTTATCTATAGTTGCTATGACAAGGGAGATAAACAAAAAAGCTATAGTTCTATATTATTGTTGCTTTCCTTATGCGGTCTCTTATATATTGTAGCTATTTATTGTTATTTTACTTCTTTAATATATTAACAAACTTGTTATAGACATCAGGATTTTGCAAATCATTCCAATATACTTTTTCATAATTATATCTATCAAAAGAACCTTTCTTTAGATAAATAATTAGACCAAACTTATCACAAAGGATAATCTTTTCACTTTCTAATAAATTAGCATAGGAACGAGCTTGTTTAAATGCGTCTTCTATTTCCTTATTATTTTTCAGATGATATTTAGCCTCAATAAGTATCTTTGCTTTCTCGTATCCTCTTTTATTGTCGTAATGTAAGGCATAATCAGGATATATTCTGTTACCTCTACCTGCCTTTATTGGTAATTGTCTTATGAAATCTTTGTTTTCAGAATATCCTATCTGGTTCAGATAATATTCTAATAATTTCACTTCCACATCTCTTTCATTATGCAATTCAATTCCCTGAGGAGGTTCAGGCGCTTGTAAGGTTGGTAATACAGATGTGTCAAATCCTTTACTTCTTATCAGCTGCAATAAATGTGAGTAATCGTCATTTGATATAGCCCAACCATTTACTCCTTGAAATTTTTTACGTATTAGAGGGTGTTTTGAAAAATATTCATCAGATTCTAATTCTTTCAGTGTTATGTATGGTATCTCAATTCCATCACCTATATAAGAATTGGCGTAATAATAGAAAAAAGGATCAACAACTCCGTCTGTTTGCGCTATCCATATATGAGTAATTGCACTAATAGGAGAAGTTTCATAATGTACTAAAATATCTCCTTTTTTAGTTTCAGGATTTGCTTGCCAAAATTTTACTTCTTCCAATCGTTCTTCCTCTGAGATTAACCCTCCTATGAACCACGCTTGAGTTGGTTTAGATATTTCCGTTTTTTCGTTATTTACATAGTTAGGGGCAAAATCGTACAAGAAAGCACATAATTCATTAGGGGTAAGATTGTTTTCTATTCTAAACTTGTAAAACACCTCACAAAGCTCAATGTAATACATACAACGGGAGCGATAGTCACTTTTCTTAGGTAGCTTTGGAAGCTCTATGTTAAAGGTATCTGCAATTTTGTTTAAGTCAAAAAATCGGTATGTAAATAGGTAAGGAAATGCATACTCATAAGCTATTGCATAAAAATAGAAAGACATTACTATGTGCAGATTTAGAAAAATTGCATAGTCTTTGGGGTCTATAACATAGCGTTTTTCATCATTATCAAATATGAAATAAATTCCCTCATCTAAGCAAGTTTCAAACTCCTTTCTTACTTCCGAAAAGTCTTTAAAATCAAAACAAGGATTTCTATCAAGAGAGCTGTCGCCTATTTGTTCCATTATGCTTTCATAATCCCTTTTTTCTATCCATTTTCCATAGATAGGATTGTACTTATTGATAACCTTTACATCATTCCAGAAAACATTATGATATTCAAAAAAATCAATAGTTTCTTTCCCTTGCTTACTTTCTTTGTATAAGTCCCAAATATATTTAGACAACACCATTTTACAATTATTTAAAAACCAGCAACTTACAAACTTTAACGTTATTTAATACAGAAATTTTCTGTCTAATTGTTTTTAATACAGAAAAAATCTGTAACTTTGCACTGTCGAAATGTAACAACAAATGTTCTACATTTTTACGATACAAAGATAATAATAAAAATGTAAATAACAATGAATAAAAAGAATAAAGTAAAAAAAAGGCACAAAGTTACGGGCAAGCTCTCTGAGGCTATCGCAGAAGAGATACTATCTAATAATAAGTTAAGCCTTCAAATAGCCCTTGAAATGGATAAGACACAGATAGCTGTACAAAATTCTGCAAGGCGTAGAAGTGATACATTACTCAATGTAAGACTAATGCCTTTGTATGAGAGTTATGGCTATTTCTTAGAAGATATAAAAAATGAATAAATCATGAATAATACCGAGCTGAAAAGACACCTCAAAAGAAAATTAGAGCGAGTAACATTGCTCAAGTTATCCTTAGAGGGTACTGTTAGAGATTTGGCAAGCGAGATTATTAGCCTTAACGAAGAACTTGCCCTTGTGGAAGGGGGCAAGTCTTCACTAAAACTAAAAGAAACCGTTGATATTTCAGATTACACGGGTAAGTTTTACGCTGAACTTGAAAGAGCAAGACAAAACAGCGACCTATAAAAAAAGCCCCGCTGGCATGCGAGGCGTATGTATAACAAACAAAATTTTTAACATGGCAAAGATACTTCAAAAAATTTTCTCTTGCAAGCGAAAAGCAAAAAAAGTGCAAGATACAGAACTACAAGTGATTGATGGCTATTTGTGCTATAACAAGCGCCGTTACAGTGAGCTAACACACAAGCAGAAAGAAGCATATAGCGACTGCTTAGCCCTACACTCCTTACAAGAACTCCTTAGAGAATCACAACTTAGATACGTATTGAGATGAGAACAATCAGCCCTTTTGAATTTGCGCGGATAATCAGTGAAGAGCGTGCAACCCCTGCCTACCAAGGTAATGACTACCTTAATATTCATGAAGATAGATACAGCACTATTGAGCATGAGTATATGACAGAAGTAGAATACCCTAATGATTGGTATTGTCAGGTAATATATGATGTGTCATTCGATTACAAAGGTAGTGATTACGATAGTGACCACGAGGTAACAATAACCAAGGTTAAAGTGAACGGCAAAGAGGTCAAATTAACCAAAGAGCAAGAAGAAGAACTAACAAAAGCACTCACAGAGCGTGCAAATACTGAATACGAATTCTACGACACTGAGGGACTGTATCCCGATTATGCAACTTCTAAAACATGGTAAATATGAAAATAGGTGATAAAGTAACAGTTAATCCCTTCACCACCACAGACCCCGCAAATCAAAAAGGCAAAGAAGGGGTAATTGTAGAGATAGTCAATAATGAAGGGCTTGAGATAGTCAAGGTAAGGTTCAATAAGGGGTGTTATGGACTATATAACAGTGATACACTTAAAAAAATAAACTATGAAAAAGTTAGCAATAAAGAGATATTACAAGGATAAACACGATGACTTATATAAGGTAATCAGCTACGATGAAGATAAGTGTGATTATAGAATGATGAAGTTAGATACTTTCTTCTATAATATAGAAACCTTAGTAGTTATACACACTGACAAAGTAGCAGATTACGAGTTTAAGGAAATTCCTCAAAAAGAATTTATGAAAATGTACATGAATATCTTAAATGAGTCTCAGAGGCTCCTTAGTAGAAAGAAAATGTATTAACAAATCAAAATTATATCAAAATGAATGAGAATTTAATCACACTAGAACAAGCCCCTATTATTGTCTATGAGCAGATAAAAGCCGTAGGGCAACAAATTGAAGCGAAAATCGCTGAACTGAATCTTGACAACCAGTTAGTAACTGAAGACACGCTAAAGAGTGCGAAAAACACCCGCACGATGTTACGCAAAGAACTTGCTGTATTTGAAGAGCAGCGCAAATTTATCAAAGAGCAGGTAAATACCCCTTATGAAGCGTTTGAAAAGGCGTATAAAGAGAATATCAAGGTACATTATGATAAGGCTGATAATACGCTGAAATACAAAATAGACGAGGTGCAAAATCGTTTATTAAACGACAAGCAAGGGCGTATCAAAGATTACTTCACTGAGTTTTGCACAGCACAAGGTATTGACTTCCTCATTTTTGAACGCTTACCACTGAATATTACACTTAGTGATAGTGATAAGAAGTTTAAAGAGCAAGTTGCAAACTTTGTAGGCGAGGTATCAAAGAGCCTTGAATTTATTGAAGGCCTAACAGACCCCGACGAATATAAGGCGGAGATTCTCGCAGACTACAAGCAAACCCTTGATGTAATGAGGTCTATTAACAACGCAAAATATCGCAAGCAACAAAGAGAAGCTGAGTTACAACGCCTTGAAGCGCAAAAAGCAGCAGCCGAGCAAGCAAGGTTAGCAGCTGAAGCAAGGGCAAAAGAAGTAGCACCGCTACAAGCACCTGAAGAAGTACCACCTC